CCCCTTCACCCTATATACCTTCGGACATATCCTTCACCTCTCGTGCTTCTACAGCACTATATTATGATAGCAACGGGTATATACAAATAGCTGGTATAGACGAGCCGAGGTATAACTACAACTCCGCTGACTTGACTGCTCCGCCTAAACTGTTGCTTGAGGATAGTTCGACTAATCTGCTTACTTATTCTGAAGATTTTGATAATGCGGCTTGGACGAAACACAATAGTTCTATTTTTGCTAATGCAATCACCGCGCCTGATGGGAATGTTACTGCTGACAAGGTAGTTGAGGATACAACAGCAGCCGCTATACACAGGGTTTCTCAGCCCATTTCCATAACTTCCGGTCTGACATACACTGTTTCGTTGTATGCGAAGGCGGCCGAACGAAGTGCCCTAAGAGTAGAATTTGACTACGGCACAAAAAATGCTGTTGTTCTTTTTGATCTATCTACTGGATCAGTCACGTACAACGAAGGTGACAAGGCATCAGACACAAGCATCAAATCTGTCGGGAACGGATGGTGGCATGTCCAAGTAACAGTAACAGCGGATGGCACAAGTGGTTGTCTTTACTTGTACGGGGTACCAGATTCGTTGTTATTTGGTGGGGTTGCATGGGACGGCGACGGCACATCAGGCATCTACATATGGGGAGCACAACTAGAAGAAGGAACTTACCCAACATCCTACATCCCAACCACCTCAGCACCAGTAACCCGTGCAGCAGATATCAGCACCTCAACGGCTACGACTCGTGCAGCGGATGTGGCTTATATTGATGGCACTGACTTCAGTGATTTTTATAATCAGAATGAGGGGAGTGTGGTTGTTGAGTTTGATACTAATAATAGTAGTGGTCATAATCGAATACTAGCGTTTAGTGATAGTATATTGACCAACAACTCATTGTTTATAACAACGAGTTCAGCTCATGATTTCTTAGGAATGCAACAGTTTTCTGAAGGCTCTTTTATCACAGAAAAGGATGTATATACTGACGTTGTTGGGAAACTTTTAGTTGGTGCTATGTACCAAGAGGATCTTATGCAGGGTGCTGTCGATGGAGGAGTTGCTGGCAATCCAGTTAGTGGGGTTAAAGTGCCAACCAATGTGGATAGATTAACAATAGGATATACTGTAACCAGTAATATTCCACTAAACGGCCACATCCGACACCTAGCCTACTACCCAAAAGCACTAACTGATAATAACTTAATCGCACTCACAACGGAGGAATAATATTATGATCGACGCAATTATTTACATTGAAGATTTCAGTACGTTCGCAGCGGCACTAGCAACCACCCACCCTGACCTACTAAAAAAGAACGAGGACGGCACTATTGCCCAACCTCCAGTAGTTACTGGAATTGCCCGCACACCAGCAGCAATAAACGGTAACTCCATGTTGGCTTATCTAAGGCTTAGTGACGAAGAAGCAACTCAATGGCGTGGCATGGAAGGTGTAGAGGTATTAGCGGAAGCACCGTTCACAGGCAAGGGTACAGCAGATACTCTTTACTCCACTATCTTCAACGACACCGCCCTTAACGACAAGTACGAATCCGTCTACTCAACCGCTCCCTACATGACAGATGACGGAGAAGGCAACCAAATACAAGTAACTCCCCCGCAACGCTTCGGCGTAATAGGAGGTGCGTAAATGAGCAGCGTAGTTAAAGTAGGCCGCAAGCCTGAGCATGTACCAACCAATGGTATGCTGGGTACGATGGCTACGGAGGATAAGAAGAATTATGGACGCCTTGTAGATGTACCTGCATCTGCTACAGCATCAGGGCGCAAGGGTGATTATGCTGTTGAATCTGGCTGTGTTTACTTCTGCGTTGCTGTTGATACATGGGAACGTATAGCTGTAACTTCAGATATTGCAGCTATACTCACCCCAGAGATAATCTCCCCACTAGACGGAGCAACAGGAGTCCTGCTAACTCCTACAATTACTTTCAGCCCTTATTACAGCCTGTACGGGAAACCGCAGCAGGCATTGAGGGTGCAGGTCAGCACTGTAAGCGACTTCGCAACTACCGTTGCAGACACAACCCTGGGCGCAGTCAGTGAATACACTCCAAGCTCGAGCCTCAGCACCGTAACTGAGTATTTCGTTAGGGGCATGTATCAGGACGATGACGGTACATGGTCAGACTGGACACCGACCATTTCATTCACCACGGCGGATATTTACATTGACCAGCCTACCATTACCAACCCCACGAACGGCTCAACCGATGTGGGCGAAACACCGACCTTCACTACTGACGCTTTTGAGTGCATCAACGGCACAGACACACACGAAAGCTCAAGCTGGTATCTGTACCGCACAAGCGATGAAACCCTGATATGGTCGAGCGTGAATGATACTACCAATCTTACAAGTATTGATTTACCCTCGGGGACAGTTGCTACTAGTACGGAATATAGACTAGAAGTAATACATACTGGCACTACTTATGGTGATTCAACAAAAGCTACCGCGACTTATACCACAGCCGCCAGTTTCTTCGATTGGGGTCCAGGTGACGATTACGACGCGATGGTTGCGGCTGGTAATTACGATTCGACAACCGACACCGGATACATGGGGCTAGTCTCCTCTGCAAGCCTGACAGACGGGCCAACCCTCGCAAGTGACATCGGTCTGAGCGCGGGAACAGCGTTCAATAACGATGCGGGCTGGCTGAAATTTTATGTTGGCCCCGCAGCTGATTGCAACAAAGACGGCGTGGCGAAAGTACTGTTCATCGCCAAGGAGACCATCCGCAACAACTTGTCATGGGATGATATCTATCTCGCCGGAGCAGTGTACGGTACGGGCGACAACGGCACGGCCAGCGCAAGCACAGGCACAACGGCAACACAGAATGCACAGGTAATATATGGAACGACAACGTACAAAGTGCGGCTCTTAACCGGCTCCGCAACCGACCCGGCAGCCGAAGCGTATAACAACCAATCGTGCGCTGATGACGCTGGTGGCGGATCCGAATGGAACGACTTGTTGTATCGCGTGCATACAGCAGTGCCAACATGCACAGATGCAACAATCGGCATGGAAGGCGGTAGCGAAACCACACGCCACGGCGGGCCGCAGGATGGCGACAACTGGGCGACATATACAAACGCCGAATTGCAGGTGTTTTACACCGATGCAGGCGATGGAACTGCTTGTTGGTGCCAAGAGCAGGGTTCCGACACGACAAGGCGTGTCCTCCGTGGGAACCTCGGTGTCGCTGACTTCGGCCCGTATACCGCCGACTATGCGAATGCCAATATCGGCTTCCGCCCCTGTCTTGAAGTTGTCCAGGCGTAAGCCTGTGACGTACCTTAACCCTACATTCTCACGGGCTGGAGCGAAGGCGAAAGCCCTTAACCTAACAGGATTGTTATGCAGGAACTTATCGTAAAGCAAAAAGCGGAAGAACTTTTGTATCAGGTATACCCGCGCCTGGTTAATTACCCGAAAGCTGAGAAGTACGCCCTCGCTGCACGTATCAAAGAGGCGTTTTTCGATGTAATCAAATACATCTATCTCGGCAACTCGGTGAAGAGCAAGCGCAAGACGTATTTGCAAGAAGCGGATGGGCACCTGCAGGCCCTGAAGGTTCTGATGAAGCTATCACGCGAGCGCCGGTATATCAGCAAAGGGTTCTTCCAGATCATCGATGAGCGAATCCGTGAGATTAACAAGTTGCTTTCCGGTTATATCCGGCAGAGCGCACGAGCGTAACCAAATAGGGATATTGCTGCAAAAGGCGTGTCAACCGTGGGAACAACGGTGTCGCTGACTTCAACACGAATGATGCCGACAATGCGAATGCCAATAAATTGAGGGCGCGATGCGAAATAATCTTTACGACCGCATAACATCAGATGTGGCATACAATGCAAGGAGTGGTAGGGAAAAGCCAGTTTCAGAGCTACTGCCCGGCAGTAACTACCTGGTGCGGTTTTCGTGTCCGATTTGCGAGAAGGAAAGGCATGTACCCTTCAGCAAGCTTTCACAAACTACCTTCACCGGCTTATGTTCCAAGTGCCTAAACATACCAAGAAGGAAAACCTTAAAGCCGGGGGCTAGGTACGGCAGGCTCACGGTATTGGGGGCGGCAGGCGTCAACATGTCTCTGGTTGAGTGCGACTGTGGCGTGAGGCAAGAGGTGGTTAACTGGACACTCACAGGGGGCCGCAAGAGGTCGTGTGGGTGCTTGAGAAAAGAGACATTCAAGACGAAAGCTGAACAGTTTGTTGGAAGGGGTGAGAACCATCCCAACTGGAAGGGTGGCGTTAGCGGAAAAAGATATGCGGAGATGGCGAGAAAGGACTATCGAGAATGGAGGGCTGCGGTGTACGAAAGAGACGAGTACGCCTGTCAAGCTTGCGGTAGTAGCTGTAAAAGGCTGGAAGCGCATCACTTAAACCCGTACCACTCAACCCCAAAGGAGCGTGTAAGCATTGATAACGGTGTCACGCTATGTGTCGACTGCCATAGATTGTTTCACCAAACACATTCTTACACAGATTTCAACGCAGAAGACTATCTACGCTTCGCAGATAATCAAGTACACCTAAGTATGGAGACATAAATGGTTTTTTATCAGGATGACAAGTGGCACATTTGCCCCAAGATTGCAGAGTATCGCGCATACGGCAAACTCAAGCGTTCATACACCAACAGCCCTAAATGGTGGGAAAGCTTTGTTAATCGGTGGTGGCACCACGAAGGGCTTAAATTTATCGAAGTTACCCCTACCCAGGCACAGCTTGACCGCCTTGAACTTTGCAACGTTGCCGGGATCGCAGAAGGTTTTTACAGCGCGGTGGCTAACTACGTTGAGTCCGGAATTGTGAGCGAAGGCTTGCCCGACAGCTTCACGCAACAGATTGATTTGAGCAACAGCAACAAGCTGTGGGAGTACGAACAGCTGGTCACTGAGCTGATACAGGAAGAGGTGGATGCCTACAACAAAGCCAACGGCACAGCATTCCGAGACGTGCATAGCTGCAAAAACTACGCAGACGATACCGCCTATACTCACTATCAATTCTGCGCCGCAGTGTGGGCGTGGAACGTGGACGTATGGGAAGCTGCACGGAACATTCTGGCCGATGTAAAGAGCGGCACCAGGGCAACGCCTACGGTGGATGAATTGCTGGGTGAATTGCCGGTGTTTGAGGTGTAGCAATCAAAAAAGTGGATAAGTTTTACACACTTTCGTGAGGGGTAATATATGGCTATCATACGCAGAGTAAACTTCAACGGCAGTATCCCCGGTGTGGCACCGCACCTTCTGCCTGCACTACAAACACCGAATACTAAATTCGGCCTCGAACAATGTTCAGGTATTGTAGATTTCGGAATAGTATGGTTTAATATAGACAATGACGGCTCTTTTGAATGGCAGACCAGTATAACTAGAAATATTTAAAAGAGTGTTAAATCATGCTGAGTAGAAAACATCCGAGAAACAACTCGGTAATAGTATCATTCTTAAATGGCGGGTAATTATGAGTGAAGTAATAGAATACATGAACCGATATCAGGATAATTTCGAGCTTTGGGCGAAAGAAGTGCTTGGAATGTCAATTTCTGAGGATCAAAAGAAAGTAGCTGATGAGTTTGTAAATAATAGATTCGTAGCTGCTAAGTCAGGAACTGGATGCGGTAAGACAGCCCTAGCAGCAACCAAAGCATTGTGGTTCTTTACCACTCGCCCAGAAGCCAAAGTAGTCTGTACTGCACCTACAGGCCATCAGCTTGAAGACCTTTTATTCTCTGAAATAGAAAGTTGGGTAAGAAGGATAAAAATAGATTTTATTAAAAAGTCTATTAAGATAATTAAAGGGAAGATCTATATAGAAGGATACAAGGATTGGTTTATAGTCGGTCGAACTATACCGAAGGATAGTAATGATAAGTTAGGTGATGTGCTTGCAGGTTTTCATGCTCCTTCACTTTTCTTTCTGGTCGATGAGGCAAGTGCAGTGCCAGATCAGGTATATTCAGGCGTAGAAGGTTCAATGCTTCAGAAGAACGTCTACTGCCTTCTTGTCGGCAACCCCACTCGTGCAAATGGTTATTTCTACGACTGTTTTCATAAAAATAAAAGTCAATGGGCGCAAGTTACATTATCATCTGAACGATCTCCTTTCAATGACCCTACATATATTGAAAGAATGAAGACAATTCATGGAGAAGAGTCGGACTGGTTTAGGACAAAATGCTTAGGTGAATTCCCTCGTGGAGGTGGTCAAGTAGTTGCAAATTATGACCAAATCGAAGAGGCAAATAATCGTTGGAGAGATAGTAATCCTGAAGATCATGAAGGGATAATGGTAGCCGGTCTCGACCCGTCTGCCGGAAGAAATGATAACTCCATCCTTACTTTTCGTAAAGGAGCTTACATATTTCCACCAGAACGAATTAGTCACACAGACGGACCATCGCTAATCCCTAAAGTAATAGCAAGAATGAAAACTATGAAAGCGAAGGAACTTTATATAGACTATACCGGTCTTGGTATTATCTTATACGACCTTTTTAAGAGAGCAAAAAAGCCATTTAAGGTGTATAAAGTAGTAAGTAATGCCAGAGCAAATAATCCAGAGGCGTATAAAAATCTTCGTGCAGAACTTTATAAAGAATTGTCGGACAATTTCGATGAGCTATATCTCCCTTATCACGAAAGATACGTCCAGGAATTACCGGAAATCTATTTCTTAGAAGACAAGCAGCCAATACAAGTTGTAGACAAACCAAAACTTAAATCTCGCCTAAAGTTTTCTCCTGACTTTAGTGATTCGTTAATGGTTTCTACATACAGGCATTTCAACCTAGGGGTGACAGCAGACAATCCTTGTGATACTATGGCATTTACGTTGATGAACGAAAAGTTAGCAAGCGAATCTGCTTTTGCAAAGATATAACAGGAGAAAAATAGTATGGCGATATTTAGTAGAAAAGAAAGTGTACCTGAAGGTAATAGGGCTTCTGAGCCTAAGTCACCTGCCGGGCTTGTCTCAATAAAAGGTAAATTCCATCAGGAATCTGAAAATGAAATAGAATCTCGTTTATCAGGTGGAAGATATAAACGAGAGTTTTATAAAATGAGTCTTAGTGATCCGATTTGCGGTGCTATTCTTCTTTCTCTCACTAAAATTTTCCAGTCTGCGGATTGGAAGGCGATTAACGATGAGAAAGGGATACTGAAAAAGTCGCTAGAGAATGTAAATTGGAAAGCACAACTTGAAGATATACTAACTCAGTTCATTTTCGGTTATTCAGTAATAGAAGTTACTCTAAAGGAGGATGAAGACGGTGATGTAGTGTGGAATAAAATGTATTACCGCCCTCAAACCACTCTTGATGAGTGGTTATATGACAGGGAGGGTAATCTTACTTATGTAAGACAGCAGTCTTATAATAAGCACGATCCTACAGGTCAGGTTTATATTCCACTTCATAAATGCCTGCACTTCAAGACCACTTCGACAAGTAATAATCCTGAAGGGAAATCACTATTCCGTAATGCCTATCGAGATTGGTATTATAAATCGAATATTGAACAGATTGAAGCTATTGGTGTTGAGCGAGACTTGACGGGACTTCCCGTCCTGAAAGCACCGGAAGACATCGAATTAACTGATGAAAAAGGAAATCTGAACGCCATTGGTACTTGGGCATATACTACTGTACGAAACATAAAGCGTAACTCTCAAGAAGGACTGGTTCTTCCGTCAGGTTGGGAGTTCCATCTCGCCGGTTCACCAGGTCAAAGACAGTTCGATCTTAATGACGTAATAAATCGTTATGGAAACAATATTGCACTAAGTATGCTAAGCCAATTCCTAGTACTCGGTGTTACTAATGAGTCTGGCTCTTTCGCACTAGCGAAGGAACAGTCCGCATTGTTTTATATAGCCGTTCAAGGTTTCGCAGACATGTTGGCTGAAGTAGTAAACACTCAATTTATTGGTACGAAGTGTTTGCAGAAATTTAATAGATTAGAGAAACAGCCGAAACTTATTCCTGTAGGTATTGAACAGATCGACACTGAAGACCTTGGTGCATTCTTGGCACGAGTGCTTAAGTTTAACTTGATAACTCCTGATGACAGACTAGAAGAGTTTATTAGAAACAAAATCGCCCTCCCACCCAGAGAGCCGGAAACTGCAAGAAGTAACGACAACAATCCATCATCGAAAGATAATATAATAGACGAAGATGACATAGTAACTACAAATGATAAGGAGAAAGAGAATGAAAGACAGAGCGATAACTAAATTTCTTGATTCAACTCCTTGGGCTATGGAACCTGCTAGACTTGAAACTCTAAAGCAAGTTGTAGCAGACCATATTTCAGGAAAGAATGTTGCAATAGCGAATGACAAAGGTAGTGAAGCAGAGTCTGATTCTCTTCAAGTAATTTCGGACATTGCAGTAATTCCAATAGTCGGCACTATTAAAAAACGAGCATATGGACTTGAAGCAATATCAGGTGCTAGAACAACTATTGATATTCAGAATGACATACAAACTGCACTGGACAATCCTGACATTTCTGGTATTGTACTAGACATAGACAGTCCAGGTGGAACAGTTGACGGAACAAAGGAACTTGCAGATTTTATTAAATCGGCAGATAAACCGGTCGTAGCATATGCAAACGGACTAATGGCAAGTGCTGCAATGTGGATAGGCAGTGCAGCAGATTACATTGTCGGCTACGACACAGCTAATATCGGTAGCATTGGAGTTATAGTCCAACATCAAGACTGGTCTAAAGCTGAAGAAGAAGCCGGTCTTAAAACAACTTATATCTACGCTGGTAAGTATAAAGCCTTCGGTAACTCATCAGAACCACTCACTGACGAATCAAAGGAATATATACAAAGCAAAGTTGATAAGTTATACACCATGTTTGTAAACGATATAGCCAACAATCGCAATCTTGACGTACAGTACGTTCTTGATAAATTGGCAACAGCAGAGACATTTCTCGCAGAGGAAGCGAGAGAACTTAAACTAATCGACAGTGTAGGTAATATAAATGATGCAATAGCCTATGCTAGTAAACTCGGAAATTACAAAAAGGAGAAGCAAATGGCGGATGAAAATTATGCACAAGAACTTGAAGCAATGAAAGCACAACTTGAGGAAGCTAATTCTAAAATCAGCGCTCTTGTTGAATCAGCAGAATTGGCTAAGGCTGAGAAAGAAGAATTGGAAGCAAAAATCGCAGCTGAGAAGCATGAAGAGAAAGTGAAAGAAATGTTTTCAGCAGCTAAGGTTGATGATAGTTTCATTTCAGCAATGTGTGAAATAGATGAGGGTGTAGCAAGTAAAGTAGCCGAAATTCTTGTTGCAAAACAAGAACAGGTTGACAGTGCGCTTGCTGAATATACCACTCCCACTGAAGGTGCGAGCACTGAGCATGTAGATGAGCCGGAAATTAACTCTGTAGATGATGCAACTAAATTCATCATGTCTCGTGACAAATGTGATATCGACGAAGCAACTGATAAAGTAGTTGCAGAATTCCCTGAACTTTTCAAGAAATAATAAGGAGAAAGAATTATGGCAGATCAAGGTAAAACTCTTATTACAATGACTGTACCGTCAACTGCGGTACGTGGAAATCTGGTAGACGGTGCTGGTGCATTTTCAGCCACTAATCGTGCTATAGGTATTGTGTATGATGATGCTGATGGGGAGACTACAGGTCAGGTACAAACTGCTGGAACTGGTCTTGTAAAACTCGGAGCATCACTGTCAGCAGGTGATCTTGTGATTGCAGATGCTTCAGGTGATGCTATTGCACATACTGAAGACACTGATGCTGTTAATGGTACAGACCATCTTGTATGTGGAATTATGCTCGAAGGTGGCGATTCTGGCGAGCTTCGCCGGATGGTGATTAAGTAATTATATTTAAAATAAGGAGAAACAACTATGGCACTTCAAGAATCATATTCAGAAACGCTGACTAATGTCGGTGTTAAGTATATTCAAGACCCTAATAACTTTAAGGCAGGTAAGATTTTCCCGATTTGTCCTGTAAATCTTCAGTCTAGTCAGTATCCGACTTATGACAAGTCTTACTGGCTGAAGAATGAAGCTGCTGTTCGTAAGCCCGGTACTGAGTCTGAAGGCGGAACACATGCACGTAGCTTCGATAGCTATTCTTGTATCGATATTTCCTATCACGAAGATGTTGCTAATGAGCAGATTGAGAATGATCCGAATCCTCTTAATCCTCTCAAATCTGCAACTCGTCGTGTAACTGGTAAAATTGCTATTTATGACGAAGTAGATTTCGCAACACGGTTTATGACTACTGGTGTGTGGACTGATGCTTCTAATCCCATCACTAAATGGGATGCAGCTACTTCAGTACCACTTGAGGATGTAGATACTTGGAAGCGAGCAATGCGTGTTGCTACAGGTGGTTTCACTGCAAATAAAGCAGTTATGAGTGAGAAGGTATATGATGTTCTGAAACGACACGATCAGTTGAAAGAGCAGATTAAGTACACTCGTGGTGGTAATCTGAATCAGCAGCTCGTAGCCGAGGCTCTGGAAGTTGATGAGATTATTGTTATGAACGCTGTGTATGATGCAGCTGCATACGGTGCTACTGCCGACCAGAAATACATCGCAGGAGATAGCTTTTTGCTTCTGTACACTCCGTCTTCACCGTCACTTGAAGAGCCTTCTGCTGGCTACAACTTCTCTTGGAACGGTTATGGTCAGAACGGCTACGGAGTTCGCCAGTTTGATCTCGATCGTGAAATGGCACAGCGTGTAGAAGTTCATCATTATCATGACATGAAGCAAGTAGCTTCCGATATGGGTACTTTTGTAGCAGCTCCGCTTACCTAGAATGAATAACGGGAGGTTCGTTAATTCGAGCCTCCCAATTTAATAATAATAAGGCGGTGAAATATCATGGCAGTTACAATAGGTAATGTAAGACTTGAAACACAAATATCTTCAGCAATACTGTCTGACGAAGCTGTTCAATACGCTATTGATAAGATTTCTGATGATAATATTAACTTGGTTTGTGCTGAAGTGCTTAGAATGGTAAAGCGTAAATATGCCGGAGTGACCCGCCTTACTATCGGTAAGTACGAAGAATGGCGAGACCTTTCTAATCTTCAGAATGAAATAAATTTTTATACAAACAAAGGGATTACTCAGGCAGGATCGGTTATTGATGATGGATTCGATTATCCTGATCCTAGATTTAGTGAGGATGGAATATAATAATGATACCGGACGTGGAGACATTTTATATAAAACAAACTACTACTGACAGGTTTGGAAAAATAATAAACACTGAGTCTCCACTTTCATTCACAGGCATGAGTGACGAAGAGACTAGGTATGACCAGAAGGATGGTAGTCTGAATATAGTCGGTAAGGGTACGGTATTTACGAATAATTCCGATATTGATTTTATCGAGGGTATGGAAATACAAGTTAATGGTGACTGGTACGTTATTACTAAAAGGTATCGTGCTAAGCATCTTGGTGAGTTTCATCATTGGGAGCTAGTCTATGGCTAGAAATAGGTCTGAATCAGTAATTGGCATAATTAACGCTCTTGAGCAAATGAAGGGTGTTATTGAAACTACGCCATATATAATTGCTGAGGAATTTCTCAGATCGACTATTGAAGATTATCCTAGACCACCTATTCGTACAGGTGCTCTTCGCCGTTCCGGTGCAGCCTATGTCGGTAATGAACTTGTAATCACCACAGAAGAGCTTGGTGATAAATATCCGAACATAGAAGCGTTGCTTTATCCTGTGAATGATGACTTATTTGCTGGAGATGGCGGCGTGAAAAACACTGGAATTTCTGTACAAAGAAACCCAACATCTTCTCTTCGTTCAAGACAAGTAACATCGACAAGACGAGTTTCTGGTACTATGAAAGGTACAAGTCTTAGAGGGAATGTGTCAGTTGTCTATAGTAATCCTGTAGCAGCATTAATGCACGAATGGAAGGGTGGGTTTAGTGACCCTACTGGTCAGTCCGGTGCTCATTACGTCTCTTCAAAGGCAACTGCATTTAGAGGTAAGACTCAGACTAGGATTAAACAACTTTTTGACACCACCGTAACCAGAAGAAGGAAGGCATAATGAATATTGTCAGGGAAATTTTACTACACCTGGAAAACAATTCTTCCTGGGTTGTCGGCGATTACTTATTCCAGGGAGTCTTTCCTGTAGGTAACGAAATCGGCATACTTATGTACGAATTCGGTGGTGATGAAAATGAAAGTAGTCTGCACACTTCGCAAATACAAATAACTGTTCAAGAAGTAGATTACGACACTGCAAATGATACTATACATTCTGTATGGGATATGCTAGTTTACAATAAAGGCTTGACTCTAGGTAATGGTAAATATTTGTTCAATACAACTCCAATGAAATACCCAGGGTTTGTTACAACAACAGAGCATGATTTATTTATATTCACATGCTCATTCGCAACTTATTATGAAGGAGATTAAATATCATGGCACTTGAACTTGGCCCGGCACAAATTAAATGGGGAGATTCAGGATCGGAAGAAGATCTTGGTAAAACTCTCGGTGGAGTAACTGTACGTATTTCCGATTCTTCAGTTGATCTTAACTCTGATCAGTTCGGTGATGCACCTGAAGACACTATTCTAACTGGAACTACTGTAGAAGTAGAATGTCCGTTTGCAGAAGTTAGTTATTCACTACTTTCTAAGATTCTTTTCCAGGATACTTTTGGAACAAAGGTTGGATTTGCAGGAGAGAATAACACTGGAACTAGCCTAAAAGCTAACGGGAAAAGTTTGCTTGTTATTAAATATGTTGATGGCTCTCCATCCACAGACGCAGCAGATACTATTCATTTTCCTCTTGCAGCACCGGTTCCTAATATTGAATTGTCTTACGATTCAAGTAATCAGCGTGTGGCAACTGCAACATTCAAATGCTTCCCGACAACAGTAAGCGCAAATTGGGGTGGTGCTACTGTAAGTGATAAAGTAGTATCCTACTGGTTCGGCGACGAAACTCAAACTGCATAATTAACTAAAAGAGGTAATCATGGCTAACGTATTTAACGGAAAAGAATTTCTCTCAAGCAAGGCTGTTGATATTGAACTGAGTAACGGTTTTAAAACTAAGGTTCAAGAAATTAACGATGCTCAAATGGATAAACTTGCTGAACTAGGAAAAGTGGAAGAGCCAACTACTAAAGAAATTCGGGCAACTGTAGCGAATCTGCTTGATGCTGACGTGGAGTCGCTAACAGGAATCGGTCTTATCGAGCTTAGGGGCGTAATGGATTTCTTAACAGAACGTTTGTTCGGGTAGACGTTCTTCCAGAAGATGATAGGAGGCTATGGGTTATCGGTGTGATTGTAAGTGAATTTCCCAGTTACACCTTTGAAAGCCTGGCTTCTTATACTCGAACTAAGCTGGAAATTCTTTATAATGAAGCTCTTAGGCAGAGGACGTCTAAGAGCTTTTTTATTGCTCAACAGGTGAATACGGTTCACATGGATAAGAAGGATCAAAAACGACTTAACAAGCAACTTGACAGTTATATGAATCCGTATAGAAAAATAGTGGAAACAGACAATTCCGGTTGGGCAGAGCTTAGAAATAGAGGAAGGAGATAATAATAATAATGAATGCAGGTAAAGTAAGTTTTGGCGTAGATGTTCTTGGAGGGGATCGGTCGGTAAAGATTCTCGATAAGGCTATTACTAGTCTTAATAATTTCGATGATTCTATAAAGAGAAGTAAGAGATCTCGTGCTGAACAAGCCGATATGGAGAAACAGGCTATTAAGTGGTTTAAGGAGTCTGATTCTACCATTAAAGGTATGTTGAAAGGAGTTAATGACCTCTCTGGTGCGTATAAAACACTCACAAGAATTCAAAAAACATATCAAGATTCTGCTAGAGATACTGTTAATAAAGCAACAAGCTCTGTTTCCCCGTCTGAATCTATAAATAAATTACACGGACAAGCATTGGAGATGAATAAACGATATGATTCTTCTATTGCTACACAAGTAGCTAGGGATCAAGAGAGGCTTAATAAGCTTCATGGTCAAGCTCTTGAAATGAACAAAAAGATAGACGCGCAAAGAAATAAAAGTATAAAGAAAACTTCAGATTACACTAAGCAAGTTTCATTGCTTACTCGGTCTATTGATAAAAATACTAGAGCCTCTGATAGTTGGTATGAGCGATTCATAAAAGTAGGTGTCGGTTTTGCCATTGTGTATCGAGCTATAAATACTATACAAATAGCTATTACTGAACTTACTAATGTTTTTTCTAGCGGTGTTTCTAAACTAGATGATTATAGACAGGCACTTGGTGAAGTTTCTGGTATGCTTGCTACTCTTCGTGATTCAGGAAGTTTTGCAGATGCGTTTAATCAGAACATAAAAGCACTTGCCGGAACTATGGAGCGAGTAACTTGGCTTGCACCAGAATTTGGACTTTCTACAGAGTCAATAGGTAATGGTGTAAAGGAGCTTGCACAGTTTGGTGTAGTGCTTGAAGAGACACAAGTAAGACCATTCCTTGCCACTCTTACTGCCATAGAGCAAATTGCAAGTACGACTGATTCTAGTGCGAAGCAGATCAGACAAGAAATTCAGTCTATCTTTAATGGACAGAAGCGAGTTACTGATCAGTTTGGACGATACCTCGATAAAATACCTGAGCTCCGTGATGCGATATACGGAATTGATAAATTAACATTATCTTCTCAAGAAAAATGGAATAAGGTTCTTGAAGAGTTTGGTAAGGATTATGCTACTGCTATAGAATTTGCAAATGCCAGAATAGGTAAGCAATTCAGTATGATTATTGAACGGCTCTCTACCATTAGTATGAAGGCTCTTAAAACCACAGGATTGTGGGATAAGTGGGTTGGTGGTCTTCAGAGAATTTATAAAGCACTTAGTGATATAAATTCAGATGAATTTAGAACTGTATATGAAATTTTCTATACAGCTTGGGTTAGAACTAATGATTTAATAAAAGCTGTTAGAAATTTTGGCGCAGTTGCAGTTGATTCTTTCAGACAGGCTAAAGAAGCACTCGCACCTTATAAAGATATTATTCTAACTACTGTTAAATACTTCGCATACCTTAAAGGTGCTAAGATTCTCTTCAGTAATATTTTCGGACTTTTTAAGTTTGCAGTAAGTCCTGTTACTAATGTAGCAGTTAGTATGGGACAGTTTTATTTTTACATGCTTGATTTTGCCAAATTACAAGCAGGAACAGTAATTGGAAATATAGCCTCAAAATTTCTCGATCTAAGTAAGAAAATCCTTGGTGGTACATTAGCTATAAGTGCTTTTCTTGCTGGATGGTATTTATTAGATAAAAAATTTAATAATTCTGAAGCAGCATTATCAAGGCTAGGTGAGCAGCTTAAATTATATAATGAAGAGCAAGAAAAGTGGTCTAGTAAAGCTAAAGAAGCAGAAGGTGCAGAAAAAGCTAGATTTGAAAAACTTGCCGATACTGCTAGTAAAAATATAGATATTATAAAAAATAAAATTGAAGAAGTTAATAAAAAAGAAGGTTTTGGTTTCTCTGGTTTTATAGACGAACAATTAAGAACAATGTTAATGGTTGCTGGAGATATTATTGATGATTTAGAGAAAAAGTTTTCCACACCATTCAAATCACCCTGGACAGATATTACAATTGATCCTCCTGTATTCTCTGAAAATGTTGGTGATATTTTTCCTGTACAAGAAAATCTCGGTGAAGAGTCTTGGCAAGGATATTATGAAAAAATAATAAAAGACGGTCGTGATGCTTATAAGGTAATGGCAGATGATACTAAAGCACTTGCCGATAATATGAGCAGTATTTGGGACGACTTGTGGGAAGGTAATATAAGAACAGTAGGTGATTTGTTCGATGAAATGGCTAAGACTGTGCTTGATACGTTCCGATCCTTAATGGCAAAAATGACTGAAGCATACTTCAATGAGTTTTTGATGAATATTGTAAAAACTCAAGACCAGGACACTTCTGGCTCTTGGTTATCCATACTTGGTAAAGGTGCGCTTTCCTTGTTTAGTGGTGGAGCTAGTAATGCTATATCTGGGTCGAGTGCAATTATGGCTGGTACAGGAGATATTGCAAATTCATTCTTCTCAGGTGGTGTTATATCAGAACCAGTAGTCGGGGTAGGTTTATCCTCTGGTCAGTCCTATTCTTTCGCAGAGAAAGGGCCAGAACGAATACTATCAAACAAAGATAGCTTTACTCAACCATCCGTGAATGTTACTATGAATATAGTGAATAATAGTTCAAGTCAAGTTAAGGCTGACCAAAAACAACCTAAGTTTGACGGAAAGAAAATGATAATCGACGTTGTTCTTGAAGATTACCACAACGGTGGTCTACTCTACAAATCATTAGGAAAGGCATAGATCAACATTATGAATTTTCCGAATCTTTCAAGACGACCTGTTACTGAAAAAGTAATAACGGTTGATAATTACATTAAAAACGACACGGAGAGTAATCATGTTATCAGAAGATTGCGATCAACTCGTGCTCGTAAAAAATGGGAGCTTACTTATGATCTTCTCAGTTCAACTGATGCTAGTGAACTTATTAACTTGTTTGACAGTGTTAATTGCGTTACTTCATTTTCGTGGGTAGATAAGACTGGAATTACTAGATATGTTGTGTTTGAAGAGCCGTTATCTTGGATTGAAAAATATCCAGGACAGTTTGCTTTTGATACGTTTACACTAACAGAGGTTTAATAATAATTATGAAAAACCTTAGTAATGAGTTGCAAGAAGCTAAAAATATGATAGAGCAGGTTGATCCTTGGATTACCCTGCTCGATATTTCTATCAGCGACAGTAGTACAGTTATTAGATACACAGATAATGGAGAAAATGTAACTTTTAACGGTAGTGTTTATGAGGCATTTCCTTATAAAATTGATCCGATTAAAAGTGATGATTCTGGTAAAGTTCCAACTATTAGTATTTCCGTATCTAATGTTTCAAAAGTACTAATGCCATATCTTGAAACTACTGGCGGGCTTGTAAATTCCGATGTGAAACTATATGTAGTTAATACCGGAAATCTTAGCGAGGATTACGCAGACCTTACTATGAGTTTTACAGTATTGTCAGCCAGTGCTAACGAGAATTGGGTTAGTCTGAGTCTCGGTGCTCCTAGTCCTCTTAGAAGAAAATTTCCACCTGATCGTTACTTAGCTACAGCATGTGCATGGGAGTTTAAATCAATAGAATGTGGCTACACAGGAAGTGATATAACCTGTAACAAAACTTACGCAGAATGTGTTAATAAAGGAAATGACGCTAGATTTGGAGGATTCTATGGACTTAACCCCGATGGATTCAGAGTTGTATATTGATTTAATAGGTAAGCCGTTTAAAACTAATTGCAAAGGTCCTAAATATTATGATTGTTTCGGCCTTGTTTATGAGATTTATCGTAGAGCAGGTATTGTGCTCCCTGATGTGAATAAAATGACTTTTAAGGATTATGAAGGTATAAGTGAAGAACTTGACAGATGCAAGAGTTTTTATAAAAGAATTGATAATCCAGAACCAGGGTGTCTAGTAACTTTTCGTGCTAATTCAAAATTAGTAACTCATGTCGGTGTGATTATTGATCATTGTAGAATGATACATACTCGTGAGGGCATTGGTGTTAATATAGTAAGATTTGATTCTCCTGTCTGGAAAGCCAAACTTGAAGGATTTTATAAGTATGAATAATAATAATAATTCAACATTAAAAATTGTAACTAATCCGTTCGATAGAAGTTCTGTTTGGATTGGACAGAATAATTACGCAGGCGTTACTATCGGTAGGATTGTAGAAGAAGTTGTACCTGAAGATATTGAGTGTAGGATTGTCCTTAACGGGCAGCCTATAGACAATATTGATGATTATGCATTTTATAAACTACAAGATGGTGATGAACTTATTGTAGTTGGATATATACATGGAATAGGTGCTGCTATTGCTTACATAGCAAGTGCTGTAGCTAGTGGGTGGGCAGCTATAGGAAGTACAGCACTTGTCTCTTCTGCGGTAAGTGCATCTGGTTGGGCAGCTTTTGGAAAATTCCTGTTAATGACAGGTGCATCACTTGCTCTTAATATGGTAATGGCTCCTTCAGCCCCATCTTTTAAAAACAAGCAGTCAAATAATTACTCCTGGGATCCAACTACAACTCAGCAACAAGGATTACCAATACCTTATATATACGGAACAGTTAGATCATTAGCCGGTAATATTATTAATGCTTACCGAAACTTAGATCGTGAAGACCCACTACTGAATATGCTTATTAGCTATGGACGAGGGCCTATTCATAGTATTAGTAATATAGAAGTAAATGGCCAATCAGCTTTAGTTGATGATGGGATAATAACAGATACTAGAGTTGGTCATATTAATCAGACAGTAATGCAAGGATTTAAGGAATCAATCTTAGAAGAAAATCTTAATTATCAATTAAGTGCAAGTGCTGGAGAGTATAGATATGATATAACTCCAAGTTCTATGGAAGTTTCTATAAGCATTACTTTTCCAAATGGTGCTTATTATACACAAAATGATGGAGATGTATATGCAAGAGCAGGTGAATTTTCTATTAGGCTTGTAAATAATACTTCAGGAAAAACTTATATTGCCAGATCATACTATTCAACATTGCAATCAGAACATTTCTCTTCTTCCGGGATAGTACTGGCAGAAACTTTACCTTGCATATCAGGAGCAAAACGTGGATATAGACTATTACAAGATACTTTTATTCTCTATCCTTATTCAAATGTATATAATCCTGAATTATTAACAGGTTCTGAAAAAGAAATACTTAGGGAACAAAAAATAGTAGAAACAGGAAATCCTAATATAGATTGGTATCCAGTTACTACAAAAACAGCTTATGCAACAGAAAACTCAGTTTCTAATACTTACTATATAAGTAGAGATAAAAACCCTAAAGACTTCATTGGACATGATGTAACTTTCCGCAGATTAGACGAAAATTCTACTTATTCTATCTACGTAGAAAGGCTTGATGATTGGGAAGCTATGGATAGAACTCAATCCGCAGCCTCTTGGTCAGCAGTTAAGTACCCAACCAACAGCGCGTTTACATACCCTAGAACAGCATTGTTAGGTATACAAGGAGTAGCTAATTCTAAATATAGCGGGCGTATAGACGTAGGGGCTACTATAAAAGGTAGGCTTATTAGAGTATATAACGGCTCTTCTTGGAATGTAGAATACAACAACAACCCAGCTTGGGTGTGCTATGACATATTAACTCAGCCTGTTTTAGATAACTACCTTAATGTTGTTAGATATGATGGCATCCATCCGGATAATATAGATCTTAATGACTTTATTACTTGGGCAAATAACAACGATCAACAAGTTCCAGCATTAGGTGGAGGCACAGAGCCGTTGTTTCAATTCAACGGCATATTCGATACTGACGAAAACATCTGGGATTCTGCGTCTAAAGTAGCAAATAACTTTCGCGCAGCTCTATATTACACTGGAAGCAAAGTTAGATGCACAACCTATCGTAACACAGATTTTACCCAGTTATTCTCAGAGGGTAATATAATAAAAGGCAGTTTTAGTATATCCTACATGCCTTGGGAGGATAGAGCTACGGAAGTAGAAGTTACTTTCTTAGATCAGGATAATGATTATGAGAGTACGACTATAAGTATATTAGATAAGGATATAAATAACAGCAAAGCACCATTATCCATTGATGCTTTCGGAACTACATCTTTGTCCCAAGCTTGGCGATTTGGGAAGTTCGTCTTAAATAATAATAAACATATTCAGAGGGTTATTAACTTTAAAGTAGACGTAGACGCTTTGGATTGTGAGATTGGCGATGTTATATCCTTCCAGCATAATATACCTGAATGGGGATATGGCGGTAGGATAGATTCTATAGACGGCTATAGTGTATATGTTAATCATTTTATAGAAGACTCTGTTTTTAAATTATTCGGCTTCACACAAACAGAGATAGATAATTTCACAGGTAACTCCACAGTAGTTAATCCTTCCATAGACACAGTGTGGGTGGGTGTTAGGGACTTACAAGGTAATCTTCAGGTTGTTAGATTACTAGCCCTCGGCCCGTGGAATGGCTTCACTAGGATGGATTTAGAGACAACTCTTACTACTATCTCCCCTAAAGACCCTTACGTCATAAGTAGCTCTACTTTCGATCATGCTAGGACATTTAGGATATCCTCTATAGAACAAGACGAGGACTTTATCCACACAGTAGAGGCTATAGAGTATAAGAAGGAGGTATTTACCGAGACCGATGAAGTCACTCCAGATACTGAGGGATCAGATATAACCAGGCCTAATCCTTTTCCACATATAAGTAACCTTAGAGTTACTGATAATTTATATCTTGGGACTAGTAATAATAAAATAAGGAAGATATATGCTACTTGGGATATTCCTTCAGAGTACACTTATAAAGGAGTCCATATATCTTACCAGCCGATAGATAATGAGGGAAACTACGGTGAATGGGTAGAGGTAGGGGATTACTTTAGTAGATTCTGTGAGTTTGAGACTAATAAAACCACTAGAGGATTTAATATATATTTCCAAACGATAAATCATAAAGATATAACAGAAACTCTAAGTACCAGTGTTAATAGATTATATTTTGTTGAAAGTGTGTTGGATATCTACACTCCAGAGATGCAGGAAGGAGTTAAGAATCTACGGGTAGAGAACTCTCCTGATGGAATTAGTTTTAATGAACAGAATTGTATTATAATCTGGGACGGACCTACAGGGGAGAATTTTAACTCTGCTTTCTCTCAAGATTTCTCAAGATACGATTGGGTAAGCGCTGATTGGTTGGATGGTTATATATTAACCATCTACGATGCTGATACCTCAGCAGTACTATCCTCCCACACCACTAAAATACCCTACTTTAACTACACCTATGACCTTAACATAAAAGACGGACTAAACAGGACTTTTACCGTAGGTGTAGCAGCTAAAGATATTGATGGTAATTTAGGATTTGAGAGATTTATAACCCCGTCAAATCCCCAAACAGGGCAAGTTACTGGAGTTAGTGTAGAGGAAGACTTTAGTTCTGTAGAGATATTCTGGAATGCAGTTAAAGAGCCAGATTTGGATGGATATGTTATATTCATAGATGGGGTATCTGGATTTACTCCTTCTGAGGATAATATCTACACTCGTGTGGGTAAGAATACAAATTCTTCCTATATATCCAGCCTAGACGACGGTACTTGGTACGTAAGAGTTGCTGCTTTTGATTTATTCGGGGAGGAAGGCCTTACTTATTCAGAGGAAGTGGCCTTCGTCATGGATAGCGTTATTAAAGCCACGGATGTTACTGGATTTGCAGAGGAGTTTAGTGATTTATATAACGTACCTATTTTGGAAGGAGATAGTTGGAGCAATTCCGATCCTAATATATCTTGGAATGAACATAGTCTTTGGTATAAAGGAGTAGAGTATGTTATCCCCTCAGGCACAACTAGCGCGTCATACATATATTGGGACAATACCTCTCCTTCATCTTATCAATACACTAACGACATATCAGTATTCCAAGCCCTGCAAGAAGCCAATGAGGATTATCAGATAGCTATTAACTACGGAACAGGATATGAATTAGGCTGGGACAGTAGAGCTAATATGGTTATCGGCACTGCTAAGATTGGCGATGCTGCTGTGCAGAATGCACAGATAGGGAATATCATACAATCTTCCGATGGAGGGGCTACTTGGCAGATAGACAAGGAGGGTGATATAACTGCTAATAGCATTACTCTAGGAGGAACAGCTAATATCGTAGAAGGCTGGAGAGATGGTACTACTACATATATGAACGGAGGCATGGTAGCCACTGGTACTGTACTAGCCAAAACCATAGAAGCAGATCAGATAAGTGCATTGTATAAGGAAGACATAGATGCAGAGGCAGTAGCACAGCTTTCTTTTGGGGACACTATAACTTACACTAATACAAGTTGTCTAGGCAGTATATCTATAAGTAACACAGATTCTTATAGATCTTACAAAGTACTAGTGGCTTTTATGGGTAGGTCTGGGGTTGAAGCTTTAGATGGGTGTACTGATGAGTTTACTAATCACTCTCAGATTTTTGGTATTTGGGCTGGAGCAGATAATAAGATATTTGATTATGGCTGGTCTCCTATAGGAGAAGACGCTAAAGCTGGAGGTGTTACGTATACTATACCTAAAAATACCTCAGTAACGTTCTCCGTAAGGGCTGCTAAGACGTTTACTTGTCTAACTCTTCGTTATACAGGTAATCTAACAATAACTGGTGTAAGGAATTAAATATGATTAAATACTTAATATACACAAACACAGATATAGTCCATGCAACTACGATATCAGCAGAAGATTTATATGATTGTATAATAGAACCTATGAGAAAAGCCTGTAACGGCTCTGTATTGCAGATTCCAATAGATAAACATAAAAGTGACTATTATATGTTAAACGGGATGCCTACGTTAATTACCAATGAAATAATAGGGTTACGCAGACAAAGCGCCTTTAGAGGTAAATTAACTTTTAATAGAGATGACACGGATGAAGCGGTTAATTTTAAGATAGATTCTTATTTTAATGGTACTGTAGATGTAATTCAGTGGAAACTAGATAATTATTATTACATCAGAAAATTCTTTTATCCCCCTATGGAAGAATACTTAGACGCAGTAGCAAAGGGAGACCAGGTGCAGATAGATAACTATAAATCATCATGCCTTGCAGTTAAGGCTAGATTTCCAAAGGAGTAATTTATGGGAGATATAACAAAAAATTTCAGTTGGTCAGAATTTGCCTGTAATTGCGGGTGCGGAGAGAGTTACATGGATGTAGCTTTCGTAAATAAATTACAACGAGTTAGGGATATTACTGACATACCAATGATTATCACTAGTGGATATCGGTGTAAGGAATATAACAGATTAGTCGGTGGGGTTGATAATTCCGCACATACTAAAGGTATAGCTGTAGATATTTCTTGCGAGACAAGTTATTACAGATTACTGTTAATTGAAGCATTACTATCTTGTGGAATAAACCGTATAGGTATAGGCAGCGATTTCGTACATTGCGATGTGGATAAAACGAAACCGGATAATGTAATGTGGCTTTATGATTAAGGAGCAGACATGAAATTTACAAAAAGTGATTATAAGTACCGTCTTGACAGTCCGATTAAAGTATTTACGGACATAAAAGGAATTGACGTATCTTACAGAAATATCCATCTATCAAGTAATGGAGAATTACTGCTTGACGAAGGTTATTTATGGAATGGAGCGTCTGGACCGACACTAGACACTGAAGAAACACATTTACCTAGTGCTGTACATGATGCGATATACCGACTGATTAGTCTAGGTATAGTTGACAAAAAATATCGTAAACATGCAGATGAGTTATTTTACAAACTTATGTTAAAGGAGATTGATAGAATTATTAAAGAAAAACAGGGTAATAAGTATTTACTATTTTTAATCAAAAAGGTATTGCAAGCAAGGGCATATATGTGGTATAAGGCAGTTAGAGTGTTTGGGAGAATGTACGTATGAAATTTATGTACAAAAAGAAATGGAAAATCGATTGGGATAGGTGGCTATTCCAGAAAATTAAAAACTTATTTACTAAAAAGAAAAGAAAAAGGAGATAATTGTCATGGGTATTTTTAGTTGGATTGGAAGTTTGTTTAGTTCGATATTCAAAAAGATCAAACCTGCTGTTGACGAACTTGCTACTGAAATAGGAAGTATGGTTCTTGATAAAGCTATTGATATTGTAAAGAAGCTGGATGGATATGATATGAAGAGTGAGGATAAACGAGAGACGGCTTATAAGATGGTGAAAATGGAACTTGACGGTTTCGATGATGAGATAAAAGATAGTGTTATCAACTATGCCATTGAAACTGCTGTGCAGATTGTAAAGAAAGAAAAGAAATAAATAATAATAAAAAAGCCCTGGCAAGAAAATAATCTCTCGTCAGGGCTTTTCTGTATCTATCTACTTATTCTTAAGTATCTCTACTATCTCATGTTTCCATTTTGATTTAATTTCATTTTTCCTGTTATTATGTAGTAGTCGCCAAACCTCTCCGATACCGTTTCTCTGATTAAGTACCGAAGAAATCATTGACACGATATCCTCTGCAATTTTATCAGGATCGACCTTACTATTTTCTTTTTTATTTTCGGATACAGGTTTATTAGCCGATGTCGTTGTAGTTTTATTAGATCTCACATACTCCTCCTATACAGGCGAACTCTCTCGCCCCTTCTGTTTCATCTGATTTTTCAAAATTAGGCAAATCCCTCTCGAAGTCGATATCCTTTGGAAATTCTCGTTTTAGCCGTTCATATTCATCATAACTTATCTCTTCATACGGTGCAAGTGGGTAATTGCCAGAAGCATAGGGAAGGAAGCTTAGCCCACCGATATATTCCCAGTTTCGATAAACCCATGCTCCTACTTCTACCCATTCATCATCCTTGACATATATAGTAGCTGATGGATTATGATCGCACCAATTGTCGGCTAGCTCCCGCCAATGCTCAAGTTGATCAATAGACGACATATCATTTCTCGTCACACATCCTTCAGGACTGGCAATTGGAAAGTCGAATACTTTCGTAGTATGATTTTCCAATAACTGCCCTACTTCAGGATTCCATGTAACACCTTTGTCGATCAAATAGTTTGCAATAGGATCAGTTGCATTTACACGAACACGGCGAATGTAGTATTTTGAATATCTCGGATGAATACCGCTAGCTGAATTTACAAGCTGACTGACCGTACCGGACGGCTTAACGCAGGTAATTGCTTTAGGGCAGTTTATTGATAATCTATCCGCCCATTTTTCTGCAACCCTCCACGCATAGTCTCGTAACGCTCTATAATCACCAGGGCCGAGTTGATTATTATCACAAATTCCAGTAAGACTTACTCCTAGTAATCTTTCCTCTTCAGTATTATCAATCCACTCCTTTCTTATGAAATTAAATTTAGTAAGTGTGGATTGTAGTATTCCGAATATAGTAGCTGCCTCTACTTTCGGGAGGAGAGTGTCGAAATTGTCATGCTCTTTTATAACTACTTCGGATAGATTGCAGAACTGGTTTGGACGAAGAATTATCTCGCCGCAGGGGTTCACTCCCATTCCTTCTACTACTTCACGACCGATAGCTGTACATTTTTTATCAAACGCTTCTCGATTGACTATCCCTCGTTCGCCAGAACAGCCACGTACAAGAGACAACCATTCATCCATGAAGATTACTGAATTTGGTTTTTCCGTATATGCTACGGAATTGTTCGATAGCGCACGATACGGATGTTCAAGATAAAAATGTCCATCTTTTGCATGACGCATTTTATCATCAGACAGGTTTGATAGGTTTATTGTCGCTGACCGTCTAACTCCACCAACTACCACACAATTAGCGATGAAACATCCGAGATCGTAACATTCCAGAGAAGATAGCTTTCTCCCCTGTGCATTTTTGAACATGTTTATTGTAAATGTGACGAGTTCTTTCAATGGGCGTGGTCCGGACGCACGACCACCGAAGGTTTTCAATCTCGCCCCTTCAGGACGGATTCGTGAATAGTCAATACTTGCTGGAATAAATCCTTGGTAGAGCGACTTCAGAAGAGATAAGTACCCTTCAGCCCAGCCACGTTTAGAATCAGAGAATACTATATTATATTTGTCTGATTCTTTCAAGGAGTTTGGTATAATAGGAAGTTTATTTATCTCCTGTCGTTCAGTAGAAAACCCAACTCCAGTGCCGTTCATTAGTATATAAAGCATCTCTGCAAAAGCACGATAGTTGTTAATTACAAGATAACTGCAATTATAGCCTGCAATGTTTTCTCTAGCTAGAGCTTCTCCAGCAGTCCATAGGCATCGCATACTAGGCATTACATCAAGACTGGATATTAACTTACTAGCTTCGTGAAACTCTCCGATATATTCATCCGGTATTCTTTCTGAAAAGAAATCTACGTAACGATCAATTGCTTCTTGAAAAGTTTCACGACGATTCTCTTCTTCTAGCCAACGAGTGTATGTTCTAGTTGCAATAAATTGTTGATAAACGTCCAAAATAACTCTCCTTGTTTAGTTATTACCAGTGCTACCGAATCCACCAGTTCCTCGTTCTGTTTCTGAAAGATTGTCCTTACTTTCTACAAATCTATAATCCTCTAGTTTTTCCAATGCACACTGTGCGATTCGTTCACCGGATTTAATTCGATGTCCAGTATTATTACTGCAAATCATAGGTAGTTTAATTTCTCCTCGATAATCACTGTCTATGACTCCGACTGAATTAGCTAATCCGATGCCGATACTTGCCAGCCCTGAACGTGGATATATTGCTAAACGATAGCCTGTAGGTATTTCCATTGCCAGTCCTGTTCGCACCTTTTCTATAGAGTATGGTCGGATAAGTACATCTTCTATTGCATGGATATCCCAACAGGCTGAGAATGCCGTTCCTTTAACTGGCATTTTTGCACGAGGGTCAAGATACTTCACTTTAATCACTGACTCTGACATTACCTTAACTCCTTTTTAATAAATTCGTTTCTTACTATGCCACTATACTCACAAGCAACTAGCATTTTTCCAACTATTGACTCTGGCATTGAATTTTTCCTTTCTTAGTTAGTCCAATCATCATTTCACTATTACCCGCTACATTGATTGCCTGGTACAACTTAATAAATCCTGTCTTTGCAAGTACATTCACTGCTTTTTCAATCTCCTCTTCATCTGCATCACCCATGAAATGTTCAAGAATTTGACCATAGGATATTGACTCACCCAACATACCCAATGCGGACATTATCTTAAAATGAATCTGTGCATTCTTATGAGTGCCGGAACTCATGTAGATAAATTTCATATTATATTCAACACGATTCATTATCTCTATGGCAATTTCCATTGTACGTTTGTCGATAATCTTAGTAAGTTCTGATGCTGCAAGAAGCATGGCGACCTTGATTGTCTTAGTCGGCTTTCTGCTACGGAATTCTGCATTCATTGTATTTTGTTTCAGTGCCAATTCCTCTTTCTTTTCAAATTCCTTAAATAACTCCTTTGCATCTTCTGTGAATGTAAACTCTCCGAAAATATCCCCGAGCTCCCACATTCGTTCTATAACTCTTTCTCTAGCTTTTTCTTGCTCCGGGCTAAGAGTATCGAACATACTGCTTGAACGAGTTTTGTTGTCGTAGATAACATCACAGCGTGAGAGTAGTCCGCCTGCCGTGGCATCCTTCATGACTTTACTATTAAATGTATCTGTAGTGCATCCGGCAAGAATGTTCAAGCATGGATTGATTATCGTGTTATTTCCTTTATTCTTCGTTCGATACTCGAACTCCTTATCTTTGCTGTAGATTGTAGTGAGAAAGTCTACCATCGGTGCACCTTGAGAAAGAAGCGACACAAGCTCATCTGCAATGACGGTTAGTGAGGAATGACGATATAACGTATCATTCTCAGTGTGCCAGACACGAACAGACTTTTCCATTTCTCCAATAAGTGCTTGAGAGGTTTGATTGTCGTTAGAGAATGACGGACGTGTTTTCGGGTCAGGATATGCGTCACGAATGATGGCATTGCTTATATCAATTGCCGTTGACTTCTTACCGATACCGGGTGGTGATGCGAGGACGACATATAGATTTGGATATATATTGAAATATCCAAACTTAACCCATGCTTTCTTACCGAGAATAGTTCCAACCATGCTTAGAAAAGCCCAGACATGATACGATTCCGGGCTAGCTGTTTTCTCAGTGAATTTTAAATAATCCTGGAGTGCAGTGGGTTCCATATATCACACTCCTTTCTTAACAATAATATCATCATCTTTAGATAGCTTGTCTCTCAGGGAACAGAATAATTCTGCAAATGAAAGCTCTAATGTGTCGTTAGCACATATCGCTGTACTGTCCTCTACATACTGATATACCGATCCAGGATGACATTCACGCTTTGCAGCCTCGTATACAAACGGTCGCATAGGAATGGCATATCGCTGTCTCTCAAACATTTTCATGTTCGCCAACCCTACTGCTGTAATCTCTTCTAAAGAGAAATGATGAATAAGTTGTGGACAATATCGAAGGATTAGCGGCAAATCCTTATTCGGAAACCCGCTTTTTGCTAGGTATAGTGCTAGTTCTTTCTCCGGCGTCATAATGGTCATCTACTCCTTTTAAACAATTATGTATGAATTTCATGTCTGAGGATAGACGGGAAATGTCGTTTTTATTTGGTTGAACATAGCGGATATTATATGGTATTGATGAAATATGTGATTCTGAAGCGTGGTTGTCACGATTGTTTTCAGGACTTTCTATTTTGATGATGAATCCACCAAGAATTTGAATCATAGCTGCTTCGTTATGGAATCGTACATCATCTATTATATAGGATTTTTTAGGATTTAAGGATAAGAATAGTTTTTCAATCCAATAGTTCTTTTTCTGTTCTCGCCGGAAATCAGTGCCATATATTTGCAATAATTTTCTTAATGTCAAATTCCAGTATTGTCCATTATTGGATAAATATGGTCTAAGAAGTTTTTTCAGTTCGGAGTTGATATCGTCAGAATAATTAAGACAAATTTTCTTGTTCTTATTACCACTGAAAAAATTAACATTGGAATCTGAAAATGTTTCTTTTAACTCTTTACGTAACCTATATGCAAAACTAACTACTTTCGCCCCTGTTTGTTCAGATAACAGTTTTGCAGCAGTTGATTTTCCTGCTCCTGCATTTCCGAGTATTCCTATTAACATAATAATGATTTATCCTTTATAATAGCGTATTTAAGTCGAACGGTCAAGTGAAAATTTCTAATTACAATACTGCCTATTAGTGAATATCGGCATAACTATCTCCGAATTGCACATCTATTTCTAATTCTCGATTAAGTTTTAATTCCTGATTCACCATACTAATTGCTTGTTCAAGATCGTTCTTGCAAGATTCTCTGTCGTTAGTACTGGTTAATGTTATAATTTCATCGTGAAATTGTCCGACTATTTTCCTACCAAATTTTTCACGAACAATTCTCACCCACATGTCGAAACAGTATGTACCAGTTCCCTGATTAAGTGTGGAGAATTTATCCTTCTCAGATCGTAACGAATACCAAAGATGGCTGATTGGATTGTATAGCCAACGACTTCCATCCCAGAGAACTTTATCTTTAGTATTCTCGGCAATTTTCTTAACAGACCAGTTTCTTTTCCAATAGGCGTCTATAAGTTTAGTTGCTTCATTCTTAGTAATTCCGGCAGAACGAGCAACTGTGGTTGCACCTGCTCCATATACACATGCGTAGTTTGCAGATTTATATACTTTTCTTACTTTACTGTGATCTTCATTACCGGATTTATGATTTTCTATTTGCTCTGGTGTTAGTGCATTAGCAGCTAATGCTAAGTCAAGGTGTGGATCGAATCCGGGTTTTATCATTTCTTTTACATACTCAGGATCATACTCCCACATGAAATGTTGTTTAGTTCTGTCCTCTAAGCTACATAGGTCTGAACCACATAGTTCGTATCCTTCCGGTGCGATTAGGCAACCACGGATTAACTCACCATATGGTTTATCAACTCCAGGTAGATTAACACATATTGAATGTTTAAACCTCATTGTGTTGGTTAGTCCGCTAATTCCAGCATATACATATCCGTTATCATCAACTGCCTTGAGAAAGCCTTTTAAGATTGATATGCGATGTGAGATTACGGATAGTCCTTCTAACAGTTCAAGATTAGGCTCTTTATCATACAGTTTCTTTATACTAGGGCAAATTCCTCCGCCGTTAGGGATATTGACTTGTGGGATTTTTCGGGTATTGAATGATTCTTTATCACGAACGAATGAGAATGTTTCTGGTTTCCATCCGAGGCTATATAGCCAACTCTTCACTTGAGTACTTGATCCTGGATTTCCGATTTCGTAGTCATAAACGAACTTGTGAGAAGGTTTTTCTTTATCAAATCCATTCTCTTCACAGAATGCCTCCCACTCAAGTGCTTTTTTGCTTTTACTTCCATCTTTCTTTGTGTAAATTTTCGGTCTTTTCTTCTCTTTGTACAATGCTTGTTTAGGCATGGCGAGACGTAAAGCTTCAACCTTTTCTTGCTTAATACTTTCCAGTTCCTCAAGACCGGAATTTACCTTATCAAGATCTAGTTTCCATTTAACTTCTTCCTGCTCTCTAGCACAGGAGAGTTTGAAATAAATATAGTTGATAAGTCTGTTAATTCCGTCCATGTCGTCATAAAGCATTCCTAGCTTTTTCATTTGATCAGAATAAAGCCTGGAGTTTATTTTCACGTCTTCGCTGCAACGATGAATCATTAGTGAAAGGTGGTCTTTCTTTTTCTTCTCCAGAATCGACAATTCTTCTGAGTCAGGAGAATTACTTTTAAGATAGTCAATTCTGTCCAGTTCTCCTTTACTTAAACCTAGCCATTCTTCTTCTTTTACAACTGGCTTAGGAACACCGTATTCTTCTCCATAACTTTCGAGCCCGTGTTTAACTCGTTTAGGTGACAAATACCAGGATAGACCAAGGGTGTCTACTATTCTGGCAGGTATTTTTATTCCCAATATTCTTTCAAGAATAGGGATGTCGAAACTTACACAATTATGTGCAATTAACGATATGTTGTCTTGAAGAAGAAAATTTTTCATATCGCCATAGTTTGTTAAATTGATTATGTTGTCTGTACCTGCCTTGCAGTATGACAAGCACCAGATTTTAGTGGGAGATAATCCGTTCCCTTCAATGTCGAATACGTAACTATTACTCATTGTTTTTCTTCCTTTCTCGTCTAATTTTCGCTCGTTCTTCTGCCTCTTTTGCCGATTTCTTGTTATGACAATTCTTGCAAAGAACTTCGAGATTATCAATATCACAGAATACTCGTGATACTAGCTCGTACCATGTATAGTCAGAGCTAGACTTTCCTATTTCAATAACTGGCTCTTTATGATCAAGCTGAGTATTCTTTTTAACGAAGGACTTTTTACAAGAAGCGCAGATATATTTCCTACCGCCACGTACTCCTTTTAAATGACTAAGTTGCCTTTGATATGCCTGATAATATAACGAAGATTGGTTAAATATATATCTAGCATTTTTATAAATTAGATAGGAATCTGATTTACATAGGTCGCTCAACCCTTCTTGAGAGATTAAGTCGAGATAGTGCTCTTTGGTTATTGTTACTTGACCCTTTTCATTTTCAAAAAAGAAAATTTCTTTAAGTTCCGTGTTTGTTGAAATATTGTCTGGTATTACTAGAATGTCTCTTCCATCAGTTTCAAAGATCGGACTTATTCGCAGTCCGGCATATTTAGCTTCGTTATTTTTTCCTGTTAATACTCTAGTAGACAGGCTTCCGAAGGATGCTACTGTTGGTATGGAGGAGTTTCTGGACAAGTTTCGCCTTAAAAGCTCCTTCCAGTAGTGTAACTCTCTATCAGATATGGAAGAGAGATTTGGATGGGGTTTCTGGCATAGGAATAGTACCTCCGCCCGCTTAAAAATGCCTGAAATTAATCCCTCCTTTTTCTTGTCAGGCTGATTAAGCACGAAGATGACCTGTTGATCGACTATTGATTTTTTATCCGCCACACGCCCTGTCATAGCTTCACCAATTACTACCAATAAAGCCAGTAACTACTGGAATAATGGTATCAAGAGTTCCTGCTGATACATACACCCATAGGAAAAATATTTTATGAATAGCTTTGTGCTCAGTTTCCGATAGAACTTTTATAATGAATAGGAAGTTAATTATTTGAAATGCAAATATGTAATAAAGCATGTTTATCCTTTCTTAGGAAGAAATTCTTTATGAGTTACGGATTCGTAAATAAAGTTTATGAATTTTTCCCATTCCGGTAGTCTGTGCTTGTTACGTTGAATAATAATATTACGCAATGATTTGTAGTTTATAGAAACTACCCTCCTTTGCAGGAATCCTTCGGGAAGTTTTCTTTTAATAGAAAAAAATATCTCGTCTTTGTTGTATTCAGAACTTTCAGAGTTGTACTCGTCTATTAGTGTGTTAAGTTCACCCAGAACGGCTGGAATTACATCCCTGTTTTCAAAATCATCTTTCGTAAGATTTCTTTTCGTAATAGTATACATGGTAGATTCAGATTGTTTAGAAACTCCAGTACGATAGGTATCAAACTCGCTCCACCAATAACGAGGAGCAGTGATGTCCAGCCATAGAAATATTTGCTCCAATGCTTTATTATGACCGGAATCGTACTGGCTGAGACGGTCAAGCACTTTAGGCATATTCTCTATCGGCTGGTTTTTATTTAATGACAGTCCTAATAACGCTTCTTCATAACCTGATTCACGAAGTAGTTTTATTTTCAAGAATTACTCTCCTTTTTTGATATTGTTAAATTCTATTTCTAATTTGTCTAGCTTCCAATCATCTTGTTTATCCATTTATTCCTCCAGTCCAAATTCTTCAATTATTTTATCTTCAGTATCACAACCAGAATGATATCCTTCGGAATCACGGCAATACTCATTTGCTATCTCAGCACAGCGTTGAGCTGCTACTTGCATACCTGCGTTAAAATCCTCGTTAGCTTTATTTGCATACTCACTCAGTGTAGACTCAAGTTCTTCTATTCTATCAGTTAACTTCTTATTTGCAGGAATCCAGTCTGTGTTTATTTGTTTCGCCAAAGATTTCCAATTTTCTATTTCTTCAGTTAATCGCTCTATCTCATACGCTGCCTCACCGGCTAGGCTGAGGTTATCGTGCTCTGCGCGGAATCTTTCAGTTAGATCATTCATTATTCCTACTCCAAGTCTTACGCCCCAATATTCGTGACTAGTCCACCGACACGGGGCTATCCCGTGCAGGAGATGCATCACGCATAACACGGCACACCTGGCGGAGACTTCGAAATTTGCAACCATGTGTTCAAGGTAAGTCATATTCTAAGTCTCCTTTGCTGTCTTAACTAATTGTTATGCCCAGTGCATTGCGTCTGTGCTTCCGTAATTTAATTCATCCATCCCTCTATCCTTTC